TGCATCTGTTCGCGTTCTTCTTCGGTCAGATGCAGTATATCATTGTATACAAATTCTCGGCTAAAGTATAAGCCAACATAGGGATTTACAGCATTTAATAGATCTATGCGATTACGTTGTATCTCAGCCTGCTTGGCCTCGGCTATGTAGGCATCCTGGGTGTATTCATAATAGATGTCTTCGCGAATTTTTTCCCAGTCTTCATCACGCATTATGCCCTTGAGGATCAACTGAGTTCGTAATAGATCATCAAACAACTCGCCGAATTTTTTACGAAGTCGGCCAACAAATTTACTGAATTTTAATTCGTCTCGGGTAATCTCTGCCTGACGACCAAAATTCATGCCTGTGTCTGTACGCATACGACTGACTGGTACATTCAGACTCTGATAAAGTTTATTCTGGAAGTAATTGATGTCATTGATCTCTCCCAGATTGGCACCACCATCTAGTGTGGTAATTTCTGTGCCTTTGCCACCTTCACGGCGTGGCATCCAAAAATCTTCGAGCATGCTCATGGTTTTCTTTTCGTCACGAACTTCGCCCGTGGTAGCATCATAGGTTACCTTGTTGCGATACTGATTCATGATGCCCTTGACATACTGCTCGGCCTTGGCCTTGGGCAGGTTGCCTACGTCTATGTAAAATACACGACGTTCTGGTGCTCTGGTCATGCGATAGATTACCAGGCTATCTTCAACCATTCTGAGCTGGTTGACCACCTTGATGGCCTTGTGCAAATGACCCAGCACAATGTTTTTATCCAGATCCATGAGACCACTGGTGCAATAGGCTATGCTGTCTGTGGCAATCTTTACACCCTGCATGGCATTGGGTGCTGTTGGTCCAACTGCTACCAGTCCTTTTTCATTGTAGATAAAAAATTCTTCCATGTTGGTGATGAACTCAACACCAGTGCTGGGATCTTTACGTCGTTCCAGTTTACGAACTTTTTTAATCTTGCGTGGATCTATGTAGCGTAATTCTTTGATGCCCTGTTTAGGCTTGCTGGTATCTACTAGTTTATGGTATACGGTACGACCATCTATGTACCAGCGTTTAAAAATATCATGACTCTTGCTGTTAAAGTCCAATAATTTTAAAATATTATCAAATTCTTCTTCTATGCTTTTTTTAATATTGGCACTTAACTCAACCTTTTCCAGATCAATTTTAACAACTGCTTCATCATCTTCAGCAGCAACAGCATCATTGACAATGTCTTCTATGGCACTGTCACAGTCTGGATATAATGCAATGTCACGATAACGGTTGATTAAATCAACCTCGTTTTTAGCACTGGCATCTATGTCATAGTAGGTGCCGAAGAAGCCAGCGGCATTGACTGCCGTGGCTCCGTCGTCATTCTGTGGTTGTACAAAACTCTGAGCATTTCTGGGCTCAGGGCGATCTCGAGTCAATTTATAGCCAAATAACGAAATGTCTGCCATTATAATTCCCTAAAAGTTAGGTTAAGGTATTAGATACCTAGTATACCAGTTCCAGAACCTATGGTGTTGTTAACTGTGTTAGCAGCACTTAGTAAAGTATCAAAACTAGTTTCATAGTGTTGATATTGGAACTCTACGGTATATGTTTCAATTGTATCATTTTCACCATAGTTTAAAACAATATCACTGAGGTTAGTTGGAAATGCACTATACAGTGTATATACCTTCAGTGGATTGTTGTTGCGATCCAACTGTGTTACAGTAATGTTAGCCTGATAATCAGTTGGGTTAGTACGACCATTGTTATTTTTTAGGTCATTCATGCCGGCCATCCATTTTTCCAGCTGATTGCGAATATTAAAGCTAACATCGTTAAGGACCTGCATGGTCCAGGGAGCAAATACACGCTCGCCAGCTAGTTTAACCTCACGACCACGATATGGAACAATGGTAGGATTGACTACACTGCCTGGCAATGCTGCGGCATTTACCAGAAACGCTGCCTGTGCACTGGCCACACTACCTAGAGTTACGTACGTTGGGAAACTCAGCGCCACAAAGAATTGGTTGGCACGAGCGCCACCACCAACTAATGCGGCCTTAAACTGATCAACGTTAAATATTGATCTTTCTGCCATTTTCTTTCTCCTTTATTCCTTAAGCGCCAATTTCTTCAAAAGCAATACCAGTGCGGGTAGCTATGAAGTTCAGGGTTATGTAGTTGATGCTCTTGGCTGGTTTAATGTAAATGTCTGCAACAAATTCATTGCGATCAATTACTTCAGCTGTGTTATTGGTGTCATCGCATACTACTCTGAAATCAATAATACCTCTGCGGCCCTGTACATCTCTCAAGAATGGTTCTACCAGACTTGTAAATTGGCTACGCGTAAATGCATCGTTAAATTCGAATAATTGGAATTTAGCAGCTGTAGCTATGGCTTTTTCCAGAACTATGAACAAACGTCGTACATTGATGCGGTCAAAAGCACTGGGTTTCTGTGTCAGGGTTTTGTCGCCAAATAATACTGTACCCAATCCAGGTTGTGTAACCACTGGATTTACCTGATATCTATATAGGATATCTCGCTCTGTTTTGGTTGGTGTCCAGTTTAATTTAACTAGATTTTTAACCTGACCGCGGTTATAGCCACCGGGGCTATACCAGGGATCGGCTACAAAGTCTGTGCGAACACATAATCCAGCCATGTCGCCTGCTAGTGGAACCCAACGATATACATCGTTGTAGCGGTCATACTGATATTTCCAACCACTGTCCATGACAGCATATGAACTGTCCTTGTTGAAGTTTGTGTTTCTATCTGAGACAACGCTTTCGGCTGTGGTTAAAATACTGCTAGTTGGGCTAGTAAATACCACACAGTCTCTGCGAACGTCTGCAACGTTGTCTACTACACTGCGAGCTGTTTGATTGTCAAAGTTTACACCAACCACGGGAATTAAACTTACGTCGTATAATTCAGCATTGCTTAATTTTGCATATTCGGTCTGTAATAAAGCATCTGTAGGTACAACATCAACACCACCGCTTAGACTCTTGCTAACTATCTGATTTAATACGTTAAAACCACTGGCGCCAGTTGCTGGTGCAGTGCTGCCCCAGGTCAGGCTGTTACCAGCTGAACTGGTTGTAGCAGCTGAATGACTACCCCACCAGATGTACTGACTGTTTTGATTGATATAGGTCTTGTAGTAGTTGCTTAGACCGTCGGCACTAACTGCATCAGCAGCCTTGCTCAGTCCTTGGAATTTTTCTATGACAGTACCAGCTGTACCAGTAATACCACCATCTTCATCAACTACAAAAACATGCAGTTCATCATAGATGGTTGCGCTAGAACTAGCACTGGCTTTGCTTAATACATAACGGCTGTTGCTGGGACGGCTTTCTACCTGATTCCAGTATTCCCAGAGCAGTGTAGCTGTACTGGTACTAGCAGTTGTATAACCTGAGCTGTTGGTAAACACCAGAGTTGTTGCACTCTGTGCAGCAGCTGCGGTGGTCTGAAATCTCTGTACGGAACCACTGAGTGTAACCTCGACCCAAGAACCCTGAGGTACTGGTCTAGTTAAACTTACTACGGTGGCACCAGTTGTATATACTGCTGTAACTGTTGCAGCAAAAGCATAGCTGTTGTAATCACAGGCACTTACTTTTAGGTTATTACCTAAGATGCCAGGATATTTTGCAACATACTCAGTACTGGTTAGCGTTGGAGCTGTATAGCCCAGATCGCCGTTGTAGTTGTCTAGGTTTTTAATCAGCGGGGCTGTACCACCAGCTGAAGCATTACGACTTGCACTGTCGGCTATGCGATTGACCTGGAGATTGTTGCCATAGCTAAGGAAGTTAGCTGCAGTTAACCAGTATTTAAAATTATTGTCATCGGGTTTACCGAAGGTATTGTAAAGTGTTTTTTCACTATCGATTGTAACGAATTGTTCGGCTGGACCCCAATTAAAGTTACCTACAAAAGCACCAGCTGTTGTAGATACCTGAGGTACAAACAAGCTAACGTCACGCTCCTGGACTAGTACATTGGGCGAAACTTGGAAAGCCATTTTTTTATCTCCTTATTTTAGATCATTCACTATGCAGAAACGAATCTGATTATACGCTATTTATAATATCTAAGAATTTAACCAGTTCGTGTTGTCTTTCTGCACGGTCCATAGATCTCCGTCTTGTATATACTGTTCGGGCTCGGTATTTTCGCGTCCATCTTCTATGAACCCAAACGGTGTTAATTCTTCTTCGATGCGATTGATCTGCTGTTCAAATATGGTTTCACGCAGATTAACATCGGTTAATTCCTTAAAATATGGGTTGGTTGTTAACCAACCAAACAATACCAGGGGCATGACTAGATCGTCATGATACCCTTCGTCAGCAGCATAACTACCCTTGCTTTCTATAAAAGTACTGAATTCACTGATGATATCACGATCAAATATCTGCATGCGCTGGGTTTCTATGAGAGTTTTAAGCTGACTACAACCCACGCGTTTGATTTTTTTATCGGTGCGTACACCATTGGCACTGCTGCCACCACCAAAACCACCACTGACTACCTGGCCATTTTTACCACGATTTACATATAAAATCTGTTCGTATTCCAGTTCATGATGCAGTATGTCTGCAATTTGCTGACCATTGTCATTGATTTCTACCAGTGTCCAGGCATTGTTGTATTGTCTGGCTACATTGTGTATCATGGTTGGATACAGCAGTGGTGCTATTTTATTGTCTCTGTACTTGGCCACCACTGTATAGGGATTGGCAGATATGTCTACAACTACAAATGCACTATAATCACCCTCGACGCCACGACTGGTATCTACTACAATGGCATATACATGTCCGGGCTGTGTAATTTTACCAGCATCGTCTTTGATGGTTCTCGTGGGTTCTTCCAACACATCCAGCCCGTCTCGGCTATATATGGGCTGTTTGGGACTCATCTTACTCAGTGTGTCGGCATCTAATAGTGTATAACTGGAACCCAGAAAACTACATAATACCTCCTGAGCAAATTTAACGTCGCCCAGTATGCCCTTTTGCTCGGCCGCCCACTTATCATCTCGACCTGGTATTTCTGTATAAGGTATGAATAAATTTACAAAGTCATTGATGCCCTGTTCGCTGTCATTCCAAAATTTCCAGAAATGATTGTAGCCCAGTGGTGTGCTTGACAACAATACCTTGGTGGTTTCACCGGCCATGATGGTTGGATAGGTACTGGTAAAGAACTCTTCGGCCACATTGTTGGGTATGATAGCAGCTTCGTCTATGTACAACCAGTTAACTGACTTACCACGAATACCAGACGCTGCTGTAGCTGCGGTAAATACCTTTGACCCATTTTCTAACTCTATGCTACCCTTGTTCCATTCTCTGATGCCCTGCTGTATCCATATGGGCAGATTTTCATACATGCCCTGATAGCGATGCATGACCTCGCGAGCAGCTGCGGCCTTGTTGGCTAATATGGCCACGGTTTTATTTTCTGAAAACAATGTATACCAGAGTATGCAGGCCGCACTGGTAATGGTCTTGCCCTGTTGTCGACCCTCCATGAGTATGACCTTACGATTGTTTAATATGGTCAATACTTTCTTTTTCTGACATTCATAGAGTTTAAACGGCACCAGTCCATGATCCAGGCTAACAATTTTACAGTAATTTTCTATAAAATATATGGGATCTGTAGCACAGCGTTGTATTTCTAAGATCTGTTCTGGAGTATAATCCAGGTTATAACCAATCTGTTTGAGACGGCTATTACCTAGATAGCTACTTTTTAGGCGTTGAAGTATCTGCATCAATTACCCGCTCATTATTTTGTTTAAGCATTTTTAATAGATCATTGGTGCTGCCCGAAAATACTATGTTGTTCTGTGTGCCGATCTGTTTGGGAGCTTCGGCCGCAGGCACTTGATTAAGATCTTTTTTCTGTTTTTGCAGAGCCAGCAAATCCTTGGCAGTCTCAGCTACGGTTTTTATTAGTTGTCCAGTAACCTCAAAGGCTCGGGGATGGTCGCTTTGTCTGGCTATGCCCATGATGTCATTTACAGCATCCTGACCTTTTTTAACCATGTCTTTTAAAGCACTTCGAGCCTGTTCAAAATCATCGTCTATGAGTGCATCTGGTTCAGTCAAGCCGGACCTGACCACTGGTGCTGCTTCAGCGGTTGCAGGGGCTACAGGTGTTGGAGCACTGTTAAACTTGGCATCCAGAGCACCATAGACATTTTTATCTTGCAAGTCTAAATCCCGTAGTAGTTATGGACATGAGCGTACTGGTTACCAGGGCCTTGTTGCCTTCATTGGCAGCATTTTGCATGATCCAGCGAATTCGTAATCCCGTACTGGTGGTTATGGCCAATAAACCTGCGCCACCATAGGTTCCGTCTGGTATATAACAGCCATCAGGACTCATGGGCACCTGTATGTTGTGTATGTTGGTTATGCCAGTGTTCATGCTACGGAATACCTCAAACGGTGGGTATAGTGCACTGATGGAACTATTCACAGTCCAGCTATCACCATACATGAATACCTCGGGTAGGGTGCTGGTGCTGGCCGGCAAATGACGCACAGTTAGATGAGCTGTGATGCCTGGTATGGGTGGTATGCTGGTCAATACTGCACTGTTGTAGTCCTGTAAAGTAAATATGGCACTAGAGCCTACAATTTTTAAACTGCTGGCTGTGTTTATGGTCAGAGTGTAGCTGGTATCACCTGTAGAATTGGGTTGCAGACCCCAGTAGAATTCAAATCCACCATGGTCTATGCGTTTAACATTAAAGGGTATAATGCCTGATCCAGCAGCATTGGATTTTACCGGCCCCAGACGACGTACCACCTGCCAGACACCACCATAGCCAGCTGCGGCTAACTGAGCATCTACGGATGCAATGTCTCGGTTAGAACTAACTACAACGTTGCTGCTGCCTGGCCAAAATTCATTGCCCACACCAGTGCCAAAACTGCTGGTATAGACCAGGCAACCTATGTAGTACAGATAGTACCAGGTATTGGCAGTAATACTTCCATCTATGACTGCGGGTATGGTGCCACCGGTGTTGTACTGTGGAGTCCAACCACTAGTAAATGTGCGAATTATAGGATTATAACTGGCAACCACGGCTATGGCTGTTGTAGGTATGATACCTGCAACACCCGAGGTATTGTAACTCCAGTGACAGGCAGCGCCAGTGACCAGGGTAATCTTATTGTCTATGGTGTTGTAGTTATAGATCAGTCCTTCAACATGTTTAGGATGATAGATACCATCCATGGTCAAAGTTGATCCACTGGCCAAAGTGCCAGGTGCCCAGGTTCCTATGACACCACGCTGAGCCCTAATAACTGTTGAGCTCTGTACATAATTGCCCAGGTTGATTTTTACAAACCCCGTATGTGCTATGGCCAGGCTGCTGTCTGAACCAGTTCTAACACCAGCACTAATGGTGCTGAGATCTAAACTAGGCGTTTGATATAAGGTAATGCCTGTGCTGGTGCTGGGACTTAACAACAGAGGTGTATAAACTGCTGTATCTTCGGCGCTGGCCTTGTAGACTTCTAGAGCATTAAATCCTCGTACAACCACACTGGTGGTAAATACACTGAGACTGGTTACATTTTCATTGCCCAGAGTAATTTCTAGACTGCCTCGGGTAGTGCTGACGCTGGTATTTCGCATGGCTCTGAGCAAGAACATGTTTCGGCCATCTAGTCGATTAATCAGTGTATTGGCTATGCTGGTCAGATTGGCATCAGCCCCGCCACTGTTGCCTGCGGTATTGGTTATGAACAAACTATGTTCAGATACTGCACCCAGTGTTCTGATGCTGTTGGCTGTTACAGGAACATATTGTTGTTCAGCAACACTCCAGCCCAGCACTGTGCTGGTTACTGCGCCGGCGCCGCCAGCAACATCAACCTTTAAAGCTGCACTGCTGCTACCAGCTAGGTTGGTATAGAGTTCTGCAAAGTTAGCATTGATCTTGGTGCCACCAGCATACAGTGAATCACCATCGTTGTTATTAGGTGTTCCTAGGTTTATGGGTTGATATGACATATTGATATTTTCCTACTAAAAATTTGGTTCGTCGTCAAAGGTTTCCAGGAATCTATAGGTTCCCGTAGAACTAACGTCGCTTGGATCTGTTGTAACCGTATATTTATCTATGCGTTTCTCGAAGTCAGGATCATTAAATGTATTTACTATGGCAGTACGAATGATTTCGTTGGTTTCTACTGGGCCATAGTAGTACAGTTTCATGGTAAATGTATAGGTCCAGATGATCATTCTATGATCGGCTACATTGCCCTCGTACTGATCGTCATAGGTTACTGAATTTAGGATTATGGGTAAATCGTGTTTGATGCCCAGCTCAGGTATGTAGTTTACGGTTACATTGAAGTCTGGATTAAAGGCCGGAACAATCTGTTCAAAAATCTGCAGACCATCGTCTTGATTTTTAGCATAGGCATAGAGATTCACGGTTAGGTTGTAGGGCACAGGTCCATACACTCGTTTGCTCTGTGTTTCACTAATTACAGCTCGTGTCTGATTCTGTAAATTAATTTTTCGGGCACCATCGTATTCAAAGGCTATGACTTCAAAACTCATGCGGGGCAATACGCTTTCAACCTGCGGATTTTCCGGAGTGGGCAAGCGTGTAATGCGGCTAATCATTTTGTTTTTAGGTGCATAGGCCAAGGGCACTCGTACGGCCTGTACAATGTTGCCAGCTGAATCTTTGCGTCTAATGTTTAGATTGTTGAACATTACGCCAAAGGCAACAATGGCTTTGCGTGTTATGCTATGATACCAGACTTTATTTTCAAACATTATTTCTTATAACCTCACCAAAAGGATTTATCTCACTAAAGTCCAGTATGTCCAGAGCCTCGGTGTTGAAATCTACATTATCAGCCGTGGTGTCTTGTAGGTTGATGTTCCAACCTTCCCACATTAGCCCACCAGCATCCACGGTGTTGTAATCATCGCCATCCAGCATTAATCTATCACCTGATTCCAGCAACATTTGATAATCACTGATGCTGAGACTGCGGGTTGCTTCTAGACTATCTATCTCAGCTACGCCAGTATCCAGCCGTTCTGAACTGTATTGCCAGAGTTCACACTGCAGTTTGTATACGTGTAGTTTGCCTAGCTGATAGAATGGATTAGTAGCATCTACCTTTTTAATTTCAAAATAACTCTTGGTCAGGGGCATGTATAGCAAATCCCCTTCGCTAGGACGATTAGGCAACTGTAAATAGTTGGCTCGGCCTGCTCCAACAACATCTTCCCAGCGACCTCGGCTTATGACAAAGCTAGCTGTGTCTCGGATTTCAATGCCAAATTTGCTCATGAGTTCGCCATCGCCACCAAAACCATCGACATTTTCCAAATAGGCTTCTACTGGTATGGCATTGTCATAGCTGGCTATAGTGTCATCGCCAAACAGGGTATCGGTATTGACTTCGGAGCGGGGCAAATAGTACAGATCAAAACCATAGATTTTTATGCTTTCTATGATTAGGTCTTCTATGACACGTTGTTCCCCTACTCTGCCACCAGGAACTCCGTTTTGAAAATAAAAATTGGTAGCCATGTATTACCCCACCATGAAGTCTGGGGGTTCTACGTAGGTGCTCTGAGCTTCGTTTTCTAGGAATGCAATTTCTGCAACAGCTTCATCGTAAATCACCTGACCATTAAGAGTAATACCACCGGGCATCTGTATGCCAGCGAATTTTTTAAGATTGTTGCCCCATTGCTTTTTAATCAGCGCCGTGGCATAGCGTTTGAGGAATCTGTCATTGTAGACATCGGTCCAGTCATCGGGATTGAGAATTTTATAGCATTCTAAGATGACATATTCACCTACGCTGACATCGGTGTTCCAGCTCATGTCCAGATACAATCGGTTCTGATGGCGCTGAAAGCGAAAACTCTTGCTGCCTACCAGTAATTGATCTATGAGTGCTAGATGAGACTTGACCTGTTCGTAATAGATGATGCTGGTACTAAGCAGATCAAACATGTCGTTGAGTCGCATCTGATAGCGTATGTCCCACATGTAGCTCTGACCTGTGTTTACTGCACTAAAAGGAAGTACTCGGCGAACGCCTATGATGGAATCGTCTAGTTCAAAATACTGTTTGTCTACGTTGCCCAGGCTGACCGATGCTACAGTTGAAGTAGCTCCATTGCTACCTACCAGAGTTTCACCTGTGGTCCAGGTTCCAGTAGATCCTCTAACTAAAAGTGTAGTTCCATAGCTAGTGGTGTTGAGTTCAGAACATACAGTAGCATAGGCACCTGAACTGCTGCCTGTGACTGTGGTGCCCAGAGCAAAATCGCTGGCATTGCTGGTGCCCAGCGTGATGCGTGTAGCCGTTACCTGCTGTTTGAGATATAAACGTTCGACGCCGTCGTAGTGATAGTCCTGATAGTACTGCAAAGCAGTGTCAATGCGATCAGAAACCTGATCGTCATCGACATTGATTTCTACTACAGGATGTCCTAGCTCTCTGAGGCAATAATCAATTAACTGTTGTCTGGTAGCAGGAGCTGCCATGCTAGCTCCTTAGGCCTGAGCCTCTGTCCAGCTAAAGCGCGCACCTTCAACACGGGTTGTGCTAGATGAAATGTTATTGGCTACAATGACCAGTACATCTGGACCATTGGGGAAGCCCGGTGTAGCATTGCTGCCATCACCACCCAGCACACTGTTGCCTAGTTCTCGAACCTCTGACAGAGCATAGGTATCAGCTCCAACGTCTGCAAAGAAGCTGAATATTTGCTCGCCGCCTATGCAGGTCTGGGTGATACTGGTAAAGTCGCAGTATTGAGCTAAACTACCTGTACCAGTCAGTGCTACAACACTGGTAACAGACCATTGTGCAGGCATGTTAGTTTCTGTTATGATCTTGGGATTTAAAATACCCGTAATTAAAACAGGTCCTCGACTAATTACACCCAGGCTCAGTGGTTTCAACTGCATTTTATTAATGATGTCGCGAGCACCTAGAGCAGCTACAATGCTGTTGTCTACACTAGGAGCAATACGTATGGCCAGCAGATTAGCACTGGTGCCAGCGTTGATGTTTTTACTACCACCGCTGAATCTGGCCGTACTGACGCTGAACACAATGCTTCGATCCTGACCATAACCACCGTCCATGATCACGCTTGAACCCCAGTGACTGACTATGGGAGCACAGGTACAGTTAATGTAGTTTATTACACACTGACTGCTGGTTCCAGCTGCGCCACCTTCGAATTCTGTTGGAACAAAAGTTACATTGCTGGTTGAACCACCAGCCTGTCTACGAGTCAGACCTGTTAGATTCCAACCACCCAGGCTGCTATTATAAGTCTTGCCTGAAAATGTCATGACTTCGCTGTTTGTGCCTTGCTGTACTATGATAGTTCCTGAACTAGGCCAATATCCACCAAAACTGTCCTTGAATACCAGTGTGGTTGCTGAACTTACCAGGCTTACGCCGGCTGTGCTGGTGCTGCCACTTAGTAATTTTGTCACAGGACCAATGTTATGAACTTCGTAACGAGCTGGCAGGTTACCTGAACGCATATAGGCCTGATTATTGACATTGTTGTTGACCACGTTGTGTACGTAGATGATGCTGCCGTCTGTGCCGCGGAATCCAAATTTTACACGACCTGCACCATACCAGCTATAGTCTATGTAGAACATCTGCATTTTTCTGACGTCTATGTTGAATCCACTGGGACCAGTACCATCGCAATGATCCAGGTTCCAGCTGGTTGCCACGGTGCGATCTTCTTCGGTCAGATTTGCTCTGACATTGCTGATGCTGATTCCTCTGTAGGCTGGGGCAATCTGTAAACTGGTATCTGTATCTATGGCCAACACCAAATAGCTTTGACCACGTATGACTATGTAATCACCACCCTGTAACTGTTTGCTAAATTTGGTATTAGTACCTGTTACAGTGCTGCTGCCTCTGACAACTGTTACACGACCCATGAGTTCTTTGGTGCTGCGTCTAACCACAGTATAAAAATTGTTGCCGTCGTATTCAAAGAAGAATCCGTTTTGTGCATCAAACATGCCTATGCGACACACAGAACCAGTCCATTCTGTACAGGTCATCTGAGGTGCTCCACCTGGAGCTAGATCAGTTGGAGGATCTAGTAATTCAAATACCACAGTGTTGCTTGAATATTCAACACTGGCAACTTGAAATGTACCATTGTAGGGATTAGTGGTGCCTGAGTTAGTTTCAACACCTTCAATTCTTATGGTGGCACCACTGGTTATGCTCAGTTTCTGATCTGTGGTTATGGTACAGGTTGTACCAGATGCAGTTATGGTATCTATGTCCCAGGTTGGTGTAACCTTGGTGCCCGTACTAAACTGTATGCCCTTGCCTGACTGATAGCGGAAGTATTTACGTGTTTGTCGTATGGCACAGACACCTTCCTGAGGTTTACCTGTGCTGATCAGCACACCACCGTCACTGGGTCTGTGATTGAAGTTGGCTTCGGGGCGTGGGATTATTTGACCCGAGGCCAGCACTGGAGTTGATGTACCAGTCTGTATGCCCGGTGTTAAAAATCTAAAACTAGTTGGAGACTGGACGTCGTAGACTACCCAGTTACCATTGATAGTAGTAGTGGTTGCAGTGCGAAGCAGTATGGGACTGTTGGGTAACAGACCATGAGCACCAGTTGTAGTTACAGCAATCATGCTGTTGGATGAATTGTCACTGGCTATGGTAGCCACATTAATTTTTTGTGTTATGTTATCATTGTTGAATACACCACCAGCCTGCACTATGACGCTGCTATGATAGGGTGTAGAAGCTACTACACCATTGGCTGTATAGGTAAAACGTCTGGCAGTGGGTGCTGAATTTACAACATATACACCATCGGCATCATAATCACCAGAATAAATTACATTGGTTACTTCGCCCGAGGTAAGACCATGATCTTCACCGCAGTCAACTGTGATGAGACTATAAGGTGATGCAGCATTGGTGCTCATGCTGGTAACGTTTAGACTGTTACCACCGCTTTTGAAAAAGTAGCTGGGTATGTTGTTGATCAGTGGCAGGCTTTCCCATTTAATGGGTTGCAGACCATATTCAAAGTCAGTGTCGATTAAACTTTCTGGACTGGCTACACGCAGTTTGTTTACGGCATCCTGTACGGTTTCACCAAAATCAATGCTGGTATTGGGT